GATTCTTTTTCACTATTATAGTCTAGCGTAAAACTTGGTTCTATGTCAATTCTTGGAACATATCCAGTTTCCTTCATCTGAACAATTAATAGTCTTATATATTCTTCTTTAAGCCTTGGAACTGTAGCCTCATCTTTTATAAGGCCATCGACCATAAAATTTTTAATCGGCTTATGATTAAAGAACATACCATATTATAACTGCTTATCTTCATAGTCTTTATAACGATAATAGCCTTTGTCAAAGTCTACCTGGACTAAAAACTCCCCCATAAAACCATTACGATTCTTTCTAAAGGCACATTCTATAATGTCTGAGTTAGTTGCTCTACCCAAAGCCATAACCCAGTCAGCATCATAGGCAATTTGTCTAGACCATGCTGTTTGACCAAGCGTAGGAACACTACTAAGATCATTTACATCATCTGGAGTAGCAGATGAGATAGCAATAATTGGAACTTCTTCAGAAATAGCCATTAATTTAAGTTCACGAGAAAGATTCTTCATTCTCACTGTTTCATTGTCAGACTTTTGATTTGGTGTCATAAGTTGTAGATAGTCTACAATAACAAAGTCTGGCTTGTATTGATCTATCTTTCCTCTAAGAACTGACGGACTAATCTCTCCACCTTGATCATTTGAAATAATGTGGAATGGATTTTTGCCAGCAAGGTGATGCTTGTGCCAATCTTTAAGAGTTTCAATTTCAATGTTGCCTTGACTTATTTTACGATGAGACCAAAGTCCCTCACCCATAATCGTAAATACACGATTACGAACTTCTGTTTCAGACATTTCAAGACTAATTACTAAAGGAGTTTTTCCTTGTTTCCAAGCCTGTACTGCAAAATAAAGAGCAAGCCACGATTTACCAATTCCTGGATATGCCAAGAAAACTCCTAATTGTCCAGAAGTAATTCCAGATGGAAGGTAGTTGTCAAATCCTGGCAAACCAGTTTTAATTCCAACATTGCCTGCTGCTTCTAGTGCTTTAATATGTTCAAAATATGCGATGGCAGAATCTAAGTCAATAACATCAATATCACGAACTGCCGATGTGTTCTTTTTAAGTTCAGAAGTTTTAGTAATAAGATTTGTTAGTGCCTCTGCACCCTTATCATTTTGCACCTCTGTTGCAGCAGACCTTAAAATATCTTTAAGGCTATCATTTAAATATTCATGCTGTAATTCTTCAAGATGATGTTTTGTTGCACCAATATCTTCAATAACCTCAAAGTCTCTAAATTTTTCTACAACTAGAGATGCTGGTGGAACAGAACTGTTATGTTCAAAATAGTTTCTAACAAAGTTCCAGATATCAGAATGTGTTCTAAGAATATTGTCTATGTTTGCTTGCAAAAGAACATGGATTTGCTTATCTTTTAAAACAGCATTTATTACTTTTGCCTCAGTATTATTCACTTAGCCATTCCTTTGCTTTTTTACGTCTTTCTAATCTTTCCATATCATCTTGCTGTTTGTCAAGTTTAGCCTTTAATATCTTTTCTGCATTATATGCAAAATGATTCCAAGTAGGCTCTTGTGCAACTTTAAAATAGTACTCTAGCAACTCATAACACAAAGACATTCCATATGATTCTATCAAGGCATCAGAAGCCCATTGCTCTACGTTTAAATTTAATGTTGGCTTTGCTTCATATCTTTCTTTATGATATTTTGAATAACGACTTAGCAAAGCCATTCGGTCTTTGCGATCTGCCATTACTCTGAAATCTCTGCCTTAGCCTCATTGATCTTTTCAGTCAATTTAGCCTCTACAAAGCCGTATACACGCTCCATAGCATCGTTTGTGGTCTCGCCATCTCTTTTAGAATCAACCACGCCTAAATCAAGTCTAAGCGACTGAAAGTTGCCTAAATTTAATGTATATCCTAATGTAACGGAGACTTTTGTCTCATCGTTCTTTTCCATATACCCTCCAAGGGTCTAGTTAATGCTTTCATTCCAAACTGGAATATATCTGCCATCTTCAGTTTTCGTATAAGTAAGTATACCATCACCCATTCTACGAGTCAACTCTTGCTTAGTGGGCGTATTATTATTTGTTACTAAGCCGTCTTTTCTAGGCTGGCCTTGATGAATTGATGCAAGAATATCTCTCATTTCTCTAATCTGACTTTCAGAATAATATGATCTAATCTGAAAACCTGTTTTTCCATCTTTACTACATCCTTTAGGATATGGAATAATACCACGCTTCATTAAAAGAGGCATATACTTTCTGTGCCTATTTAACAATTGCGATGTTTCATTCACAGTAAATGCTCTTTCTCTTTTCTTTTTAAACTCATGTAAAAAACAAATTTCATTTTGATCTTTATTTATATTATATAAAGTTATAGTTCCAGTGGCCCTGCTATTATGATATACTCTTACAAGATCTCCATTAAGAAACCATATTTTTTTACTACCAGAAATTATAGAGGCGCTATTGTAATCTTTGCCTTCATCTTTTCCTGAGAAAGAAGCCATAATCCCTCTTTAGAACTGTCTGGTGGATGATAAAAATTTCTTTTACCACATACTATACAGTATACCTCAATATGCCCCTGTGTGCTAAATTGGCGATCTACTAATATTTTACCTTTGCACTTTATGCATTTCAATTTGGAATTCCAATAATTAAAACATTAACGTCAACTGTTGCCACTCCACCCGTTGCAAATTTAGCAACTAGCGTTGCTTTTGATGAAGTAACATTGTTTATATATACTGAAACATTTTTACCAGAGTCAGTACCACTTTTGTTCCAAGGAGTTGCAACAACAATTGGAGGATATCTAAAATTAAAATTAATATCAAATGGTTTTTCTTCGCCAGCAGTTACTGTAGATGCACTTGCAACGCTATAAACCTCTCCATAGATTTGTGCTTTTAATGTTGGAGTTGTTTGTGGAGCAGCAGTTGGTGAAGACTTTATTGTAGTTACATTAGATGCTGTTGGTAGTGTTTGAGAAATAACATTATTTAATTCTGTAACAATGCTATTAATGTATGAAACATCTAGTGGCTGACCTCTTTGTGGAGTTGGTAAAATTGCCATAATATTTAATTATACCACATGCTTCGCTGTTTTAATAAGGATCTGATTTGAATTTATAATACTATCATATGTTGGAGAATGAACTATAATACTAAAATTATCTGTAGTATCATCGTCCAAATAAACAGAAAATGATGGAGAAAAAACTCTTCCAGAATAACTATAGTCAGATATTGATGGCTCTCCAACTGCTTTATTTAAAGCAATGTATATATCATAATAGTTAAATAAATAAGAACTGTTTGGTGTCCACCACAACTCAACCACATGTATTTTTTTTCCACCTGGCTGATTTATTTCTTCTACTACAAATTGATAATTATCTGTAGTTAGTTGAGTAACACTTGGAACAGATATTTCATGAATTTTAGACCAATGAGATGTTCTATTTCTATCTTCAGAAACAATTCTATATCTTAGTTTATATTTTCCAGTTTTTCCACTAAACTCTGGAATAGGTTTAACTATTGATTTTTTGATATTACTATCTGCCATTATTGAACACCTAGCGCCATCCTAAACTCAATATAGTTATTGGTATTAGGACCTTTTAGTATTGGTTGTTCAGAAGCGTTTTTTACAGTTGTATATGCAACTAAACCATACAATGGATTTTGTGTTGTTACATTATCTACTCTTATTGCATCAAGGGCAACATAATAGTCTGAAGATAAAGCAGAGTCATCCACTACACATGTATAGATCTTCATTGAAGTTATATCTGCCCAAGAAAATCCACTGTCCTGCACTGCATCAGAAATATTTTTTTCAATAACATAATATCTGTTTGATTTAAAGTCTACACCAGTATCTGTTTTAGCAACATTGCAAACCAACCTTGCTTTTTTTGTAGATGTGTTGATAAAATCAATAATAATTTTTACATTGTCTGGTTCACTATACTCTGCACTTAATGTTGTATTAGCAGTTTTATTGACTAGTGAAAAGGCAATTTTTATTTTATCTGACAAAGAGTTTTGTGATAAATTAATTGCAAGACCAGTTTTTAAAATATGTGCTGCTGAAGACAAATCTGTTGATGCTGTTGCACTTAGTATGCTTGAATAGTCTCCAACTATCATAACCATGTTATTAAAAAATCTACATCTTTCATGGTACTGTGTTCTATTATTTTTATAAAAAATTCTGTTATCTGCATCAGCCTGGAATACATCATCAGTAACATCAATAACGTTATCATCAGCAGAATCTAAGGGTGTTGATATTGATGGAATGCTTGTTGGAGTTGTAGTTACATATTGCCACGCCTCTTCTTGTGAAAAAACTACAATATTTCTGCTATCAAAACCAGATGCTGATGGATTAGATCCAGCAGAATAAATTCCAATCTCAGTTATTTCATATCTTTCTGTACTTGGTAGTTCCGATGTAAAAACTAATTTATTTACACCATCTTCATAAACATATCCCTTTGAAGAGATTGGAACCCGAAACATTTCAAAACCAAGTTCTTCTTTTGCTGAATAGCCAACAAAATCATGTGCATCTGCCGTTCCCAAAGGCTTTGCTGCGGAACCAAAAGCCATGTATGAGGCATATGCTGGAGCAGTTCCTATCATATACTTTGCCACTATTTCTTTGCCATTATTTGTTATCATGAACCATACTCCTCAATTAAATCTGTCTCTATTGTACCACCTGAAAGCACTTCTATCTCTACCCTTTCATCATTTTCCATATTAATTGTTTCAATAACAATCCTGGCAAAACGGTTATATCCCGTAAATTCTTGAGTTGCTAGTCCTTCTTGGTTTGTTGCAATATAAACATTGGTCCCGTTTGTGCTACTGCTACTTGGTTGATTTGGTATTTTATTGTCTAATTTTATAGAAAAATTGGAAAAAAATGTATCTGATGTGTCCTGTAAACCTAAAAGTTTTTTTGGATCATACGTTTGTTTGAAATCAAACATATTTAATATTGGTTGATAAGATATATTTTGAGCATTTACAAAATTTACGTTACTAAGCAAAAGAAGAGCATGTCCATTAATTTGTTCAAAATATAGATTTAATATTTCATTAGCCGTTATTGGTGCCTTTTCAGATTCATTAAAATCTACATATTCTGGCGATGGTATTTTTACTGGCATTTTTGCAACTAAATTAGATCCAGATGAACTAGAGTATCGTGGACCACCTTCATTTGGTGGAGAATAAGATGACGGCGTTGTTGGTTTTACTTCAACTGGTTGTCCAGTGTATCCATCAACATCAAATGCATATCCAGAAGTTCCAGTATTTACAACAGGCATTAAATTTTTTGACATCCAATCTGATGCTGCCTTAATAACATCAGCAGTATTGCCTTCATCATAATTATATGACATTTTACACCTCACTCAAATAAATTGTCATTGATGGACCACTGTTACTTCTAGAATATTCTATATTATAAACTATAAACTTAGATGATGAAGGTGCAACCATATCCACACCATTTTCATTCTTATAGTCTATTGTTACAAGATCTCCAAGTTGTATGGTTGGTGTAGCAAAAATATTTAAACCTATAGCCTTTTTGGGAACCATCAACTTATTTAAAATCCATTCCATTAATAATTCGGCATCATCTGGATTTTGAATATAGTCGCTTTCAATAGAAAATTCATTATTTCCATATGTAATTCTACTTATTCTAATGTTGTCATATTGTTGTTTTTCAAATGTTGGAGAATAGACTAAAGCACTTGCAACTAATTCTGGATCTGAAAAACTAGATCTCTTTTTAAAATAATCATCAACAGTTAGTTGGCCTCCTCCATCCTGTGTAAAAGCAATACCGCTAATATTTAAAAAGTTATTTTCTGTTGTTCCTAAATCTAATAATGAATCTGTTGCATTAAATATTAAAAACTCTGCTCCATAAGCACTTGATTGAAAACCAGAAACCACATAGTCTTTTGTTCTTTCTGGAAGTTTAATGATTTTTGAAAATAATGATGGATATGCGTTATCAAATCTAATATTAAAATACGCACACTCTCTCATAATAGTGCCAAACTCTTCAAAATATACTTTAAATTTGTTTGGTTCTGCTGCACTTATTCCAGATAAATAAGTTTGTTGTAAAACTCCGCTTAATGCATATTTTCTCAATCCTGCGTTTATGTTTATAGACTCTCCACCAAAAACATTTGCTATAGGCTCTGTAATTCCAACAGTTGAGTTTTCTGAATAATTTTCAGTCAAAGCATAAACATTTTCAAACATACACTTTGAAGATCCACGAGTAAACAAGGCAACATTATTGTATTTTGGCAATGGTTGTTTATCATCAATAGTTGCAACTAGTGTATTATTAATATATAAGAAAAATCTTCTAGCATTAGTATTTTCAACATTGTCAATATACTCTATAGACAAATCATAAACGGTGTCATAATTTTCATAAAACTTTCTTGCAACACCAACAAAATTACCAGTATCTGAAAGAATGTCTCCATTACCACTCCAAAGCAATTCTGGAAACGCTTGTGATCCATATCCGTCTACTGCGGTCAAACTTGCATCTGAATATATTTTATAAAAAACAATATTTGCTGTTTTATTAGTTCCACCGTCTAAAGAAATAATTTCAAAATAGTATCCATTATTAGTTTCTGGATTTACAAGAACCCCTATGCCACCAGAATTACCAGATACGTTTACTGATTGATTTGGAGACTCTGAATTTAACTGATAATATGTTGTTCCATCAAGAGGGATAATTTTTTTAGAAACTGTGCCATCTTCATCCTGTAAGTCTGAAATAGAAGACCCAATAATTCTCATTCTTGTTCCAAAATGTTTAAATCTATCTTCTAATGGTTTGTGAACATATGTAATAAAATCTATTGGTTGTATAAAAGTCGTATTAAAATTTGGTCCTTTTAAAACAAGTGCTGAAGACTGAACAACCCCTTTATTTTTTGTAGGATCAATTTTATTAATTTGTAAAACTTCAGATTCTGTAAGATCATATTTTGACAAATATTTTTTAATAACACCGTTTGCTGTACTTCTTTTTGCTAATTCAGTTCTTACTCCAGCAGCAGCACCTACAGTTGCTGTACCCTGGAAAACTTCTGATCCAAAAAGATACTTTGAAGCCATTGAGCAGCCTTTACGATTTGCTGCGTCTGTCCAATTTGATGGCAATCCAGATGAATGGTTTGTTATCTGTGTACCAAATTGTGCTCTTCCATGCTTAAACACTGCTCCATTTTGTCTTTTTTCAACACCATTAATTTTGACATAATATGGCTCAGAAAAAATTCTTACTCTGCCAGTTGGATATATCTTGCCATTATACGGAAGTTTGTTTAAATAATACTTGTATTCAGATTCATTGCTAAGCCAAACATTTCCAATTTCGCTTATGTTGTACTCTACTGCATCATATTTTATAACCTCTCCATTTGCATAAAAGTACCCTTGATACCTTGAAATTAAATAAATGCTTTCGCCAAAATCAATTATATTATTTATAAGTTCATGATTTACCACTGATGGAGGCTGATTAGAAATATCTTGATTTAATGTTAATGCAGAAAGAGAGTATCCAGTTGTCTTTCCTTCTTTTTTAAGTTCTTGTGTATCTCCAATTTGCCATAATAATGTTGGCTTATATACCCATCTTTTATCTTCTTCGCTTAATGATGTTTCTTGTCCTAATGCGCTGTAAGTTTTATCAATATATCTAGACTTGTAAGTTATTTTTCCATTGTTATAAATCTTTTTATCTTGTGACGCAACAGAAATAATATTTGGTAACTTTTTATTAGTAATAACTTTGTTTTTAATAATGCTTGCAGTGTTTTCAATAAGCGATGGACTTCCACTTCCAATTGTTAAATCCCAAGATGTTGTATTGTATGCTCCAGCATCTAAGTTTTCTGTTGCTACAGAACTATAAGACTCTGCATCTTGAGAAGCAATAATAATTTCAGAAACCTTATCAGTTACCTTTGATCCGATTAGTTCATAGTCTACTGTTCTTGTTGAAAGGCCTCCACCAAGAACTTGTCCAGTAGCAGATGGCATCAAATAGTTTCTACTCATAATTACAAAATTATTGTATTCATCAAAAAACATAGATGTTTGTGTTGATACGGCTAAATCATTTAATACTTCTGCAAGATTTCTGTCTGGTCCAACAAAAAAATATGGTATGACCTGATCTACTTCTGCAAGATTTCTTTTATAAATAAAATTACTAAAGCCTACATAATCCAGAAGCAATGCTATTGCATAACTTAAAGAAACATTTGTAATAAATAATTCTGGGGCTGGAAGTGATTCAAAATGAAAATAAAAATCTCTTAATTCAATAGAAATAGTAGCACCAGTTACATCTGCTTGTGGAAATCCATCAGAATACAATGTTTTAACTGGAACAGTGTAGTCGTTACCACCAACATTTACTATAGTTTCATAAAATGTAAATTTAATATTTTTTCTTAAATAGTCTTTAATAATACTATTTTGATTATTTTCATTAAATGCTTGCTGATCATCAAATATACTAATTGAACCAGTAGAAACTAAAAGTTGTCCTATTGGCAATGCTCCAGACCCTAAATCTCCTAAAGATTTTTTAACATTGTAATCAATAACGTTTGCCGATATATCAGCCAAAAGTCTTGGAGAAAACTCAATTAAATCAAATGTTGATTCAAACTTATTCATTGCATCAATAACAATCCTAATTCCACGAACATATTCAAATTCACGATATTTTATCATGTTGGTTGCTGGCTCAATAAAAGAATTTGGAGATGTAAAATCTGTAACAAAGTGTTTTGCTTGATTTAAATTATCATCTGTCAAAAACCATGTATATTCTGGAACAAACTGATCATATTGTTTTGTTGATGAATTCCACACATGATATATTCCTTTATCTGTTGTACTTGAAACAACAAGGTACGCATATCCATCAATTGATTCACTTGGCAGCAAACTAGTGGAAGAAAATGTTTCAGCATGAATAAACTTATTTCTAAATGCTGTTGGTATTTTTAATCCGTATGATAATTCAACATATCCATCTTCTTTAATTATTGGAGTGCCATCTGATCTTGCTGAGGTTGAATTAAAATCTTGTATAGTTACCCATTGATTTCCGATTAATGCCTGAACTTTCCAGATTGTTGGGGTTGTTTTATTTGATTCTGTATAGAATGGATCAGAAATTGTTCCTGTTGGGGTTACATAAGATCCAGAATTAACGCTACCTATGTTTGTTTGCATTTTTACAACAAGTCTATTTGCTGGAACATTATTTTTATAAACAACAAATGGTGCAGCATCATCAATATAGAATCTGTTATTTACGATTCTTTTAGCAATTCCTCGCTCAGTAGTTTCTGTTGATATAGCAGATTCTTTTTCAGTTCTATAAGATGTCCAATATTTAAACTGATCATCTCTTGTTGGCATATAATACCTTGGTCTTTGCGTAAAAAATACACCTTGAGCATCAACAAAGTCTGTAGAAAAATGTGGTATTTTTTTATTATTAAAATACAAAAGTTTGTTTATTCCAGATCTTGGTCTAAAAGGTTTGATACAGTCTTCCAAAGAATAATACATGTTATATTTTTCTTTTGTAGAACTATATAGAATTGGAACTTCGTTTTCGTCATACCCTCCATCAACGATTATGTCTGAATCTGTTGCTCCTGTATAGAATTGTCCAACATCGTTTGGGTCAAATGTTGACTGAATTGTTGTATATCTTGTATCTGAACTTTGTGGTCGATATCTATAATTTCCTAGTTTAAAAATATTATCTGGCATATTCATGTTCCACTCAACAACTACATTAGATCTTATTTGTACTGTTGGTGAAGTTTCAAAATGATTTTTTAGTTGTGCATTTTGAAACATTATAACTCTTCCAATGATACTGAAACATTCCAGAAATCGTGTGTTGCTCTTCCTCTTTTAACTACATCATAACTAAAGTCAGAAAAATAAACCTGAAGAATTTCACTATAGTTTGTTAAATGTAAAAATGTTGAATCTTGATTGCTTGCCCCAAAGTTATTATATTTATCATAGGACAAGAACATCCAAAAAGGACCTTTATGATTTTCATACCAATCAAGAAGTTCTACACCACCTGCTCCACCGTCTACAGTATATTCATTTGTTGGTAGTTGATCAGAAACCCCAGATTCATCAAAATCTGCTGCATACTTAAAGGCTCTTGATGGAAGATTATCCCATGATACAGATATAGTTGTTTTATCTGATATATGGTGTGATCTCATGTTGCCATTAATCATACGTTGACGCTGTTCAATTCTTTGTGGTTTAAATTGTAATTGAGATCTATTATGATCTGACAAAATTAAAAACTGGTTTTCTCCACCAGCAGTTAGCAGTGGGTTTGCTCCAATTTCTTGTCCAGTAGGAATATAAATACCACTTGCGTCTAACGTTCCAGGATTTTCAGACCAAATAATAGCCTGTGGCCTTGTATATCTTTTACGGCCAGATAGGTATGCGCTAGTTGCCATTATCTATAACTCCTAATTCTTTGTGCATCAATTTGTTTAATCTGATTAATAACAGTTCTTGCAATGTCATTTGGATTTGCATTACTGTTGTTAACATTAACACTTATACCATAATTATACACTGAATTGCTATTGCTTGGTAGTTGTCCTTTGTTAATCATATCCATATTATCAAGGCCTATTGCATCTACTGCTTTTTTCTTTACAACATATTCTCCAGCAGATAGCATTGCAGGAATTCTATCCATTCCCTTTGCATATCCACCATCTGCAAAGTAATTTATAAAGCCACCATTTTTAATCTTAAAAATACCATCGTCATCCATAATATTGCTTGTAGTTTTGTTTATTTTCCTAGACCTACTTATTCTTTGAATAAGATTTGCAATTTCTCCAGGTGCTTTTGCTCCTGGCTTTACTAGTGATGGATCATATTTCATAGATCTAGTTACATATCCACTGCCAGATTGAACAAGTTGAACTGGCTTTAATTTAAATCCTTTATCTGCTCCTGGCAACCAATTTGTTGTATAACTACTGTCTTTTATACCAATGTATCCTTGATTCATTAAACCTTTTACATTAGAAAATGCTTGTGCGTTTTGATCTACTCCAGGAAATCCTCCTGTTGCTCCAATTTCTTGCAAACGCAAACCAGTTTTACCTTGCACATCACTATAATTTAAAAATCCTTTAGATTGTAAAATTTTCAACTGTGTTAATGGACTTAGTTTTGGCTTATATGTATTTGGTCCATAATAATTACTATCTAAAGTTCTTTGACTAAGATTATCAAAATACATTCCTGGCCCCATTGTTCTTCCAGTAAGAACTGGCACTTGGTCCATTGGCAAAATTTTGTCAATTTTTGTTTGACTAGAATGTGTGCTACCTTTAATTATAGATAATGCTTTTGCACCTGGACCAGTTGCAAGTTTTCCAGCAATTTTACCTACTGGAATTGGTGCAACAGAAAGCGCTGCAGTAACGTTATCTCCATATGAAGACTTTGTATCCATTCCAAACATTTGTTTTGCTTGAAAAATACCCATTGATATTGGATTAACTCCACCAAGAGGAGCAAGATCTTGTAGCGTTCTTCCTATTTGTGGTAATCCAAAAAAGTTAGCAGTTTTTTCCCAATTTTCTTTTTGTAATATTGGAGGGTTTTTCTTTGAGGTAGTTGTAATTCTTTCCTGCCATGCCCCACCACCACTTGCTAATTTCTTAGCATTAAGCATTTCAAATAAATCAACACCATATTTTCTTACGCTTGATGCATTTATAACATATTCTCCATTTGAAAGCATTGCTGGTATAGAGTCAGATGTTGATGTTCCTGGTCCACGAACTTTTCCTCCATAATTAAATCCAAACCTATCTTTCAAGTAAGCAACAGCATCTTGTCTTAATGTTCCAACAACTGGAGCAGATGATAAAAATGGATTATTGTTTTTGGCAAGCCTATCTAAAGTAGCACCAGTTCTTTGACCAGTTTGTAATTCAGATTTTGGTTGAGGAGCAATAACTTTATTCTTTGCCTCTACATACGCTTCTGCTGCCTTAACCATTTTTTCAATTTCAAGAACACTTAGACCAATTGACTCTCTAAGATTATTCACTTTTGTAACATAAGTTTCAAATGTTTTTCTTGCTTCTTTCACTGATGACTTTAATGCTCCAGCATCTCCAACTACACCCCTTAAAACATTCTTTATATATGTTTCTGAGTTAGTATTTACCCCTGCATTTTTTGCTAAGTCCAAACCTTCTAGAGCATTATCAATTTCTTTTCTTGTTAGCCCCATTTGCTCTGTAGTTAATTGTCTAACAGTCTTCAGCATATCTATTTCTTTTTTACGTAATTCATCTTTTTGGTTTTCAAACTCAATCTCTTCACGAAGTCTACCTTTATAAGTTACATTATTAATATCTTGTTCTTTTCTTTGTTCTAGGATTCCCCTCTTACGTTCCATTTGAGATTGTGCTTCAAGTTCACGAATAGATTGTATTGCAGATGCTGCTCCAGACATATCTCCTTCTGAAAGAGCCTTGGCCAATGAGAATCGTCCTTGTTGTAATTTATTAATTTCTTCTTGTCTCTTTTGAATATCATCAAGGTACTTTATTTGATCATCATAATATTTTGTAATAGCATCTTCTTGCTCTTGAATTCTAGCAAGAGCATAATCATTTTCTACGTTTCTTCTTTCTTGTAATGCTAACTCTTGCTCAAATTGTAAATCATATACATACTGGTTATAATCAAGAATATTTCTTGCTCTTTCTAACTGTTCTTTAAACAATTCTCCTATTGGCTTTACTGCGCTTTGAACAAGTTCTAGTTTTTTTGCTTTTGCAGTTAGTTGTTCCATCAACAAAACTGCTTCTTTTAAATTTTTAGCATTTGCTATTGCTTTTGCTGCATCTGGATTATTTACAATATCTAAAGCAGTGGCTGCTTCTACTCCAGCCTTTGCTAATCTCTTAAGAGCCTTAACCTGATTATCTCTTAGTGCAATTTCTTCTTTTAGATATTTTATTAAATCAAATTTATCTTTACCATCGCCAGATAAATCTAGATACTTTTTAAACTCTTTAGCAAGGTCAGCATATGTTTTCTTAATATTATTTAATCTATCTTTAGATTGATTTTGTACTGCAACTAATCCAATTTCTGCTCTTATTGCTGCTACAGTGTTTTCACCATAAGTTTTTACTGCAGTATTTCTTCTTTCTATTGCAGTAGCATATGCTTGAGTTTGATCGATTAAACCAAAACTTACTAACTGTAACATTAATGTTTTTTGACTTGCATCACCTAAGTTTTTAACAAATTTTGCTAACTCTGGATTATCTTTCTTTAATGCCTTATCAAGCATTAACCCAGTTGCAAGTTCTCTTACACTTGGATTTAATGAACTTATTACAGAGTCAAGAGAAGCCCATGCAGCATCATACTGTTTAATATCTATAACACCTTGTTGTAATAACGTTGCTATAGAGTTAATGTTTTGACTTAAAATATCTGTTGTATTTTTAAGTTTTGCTGATACCTCTGTTCCAAGTCTATTTGGATCTATCATATTTAGCGGATTTCCACCTGGACCAAACGCTTGTTCTCTAGTTATACCTCTTGGTGCCTGTAAAGTTTGATAATTTTTTTCTAACTCTGCTATTTGTTTTTGAATTGCAGAGCCAACACTTATATTTAAGTCATTGGTTAATCCAACAGCACTCTTTCTAAATCCTTTAAGCGCTCTTTCAGTAAATTTAATTTTTGTAAAGTCAAGAACAATATCAGTTCTTCCAGTTTCTTCTTTAAGTGCTGTTAAAATTGCTTGAACCTGCTCTTCTGCAAACCCTCTTGCTCTTAAATCTAATCCTTTAGAAATAATTGCACTCATTAATTCTTCTTTGCTAAGTTTTTTCCAAGCCTTTATCGTTTTTTCTTCATTTTTCATGAAATCTTCATTAGATTTAATTTTGTCAATCTGAGATCTAAAATCTTGTCTTGCAACAGTTGGATTTGTTGTTTCTGACAATAATTTATTTGGAACAATACCGAACATATCTGCATATGTAGTTAATGCTTCTTTTGAGTTTGTTGCAGCAGTTGATAATGCATTTAATGCTTCTGCTGCTGC